AGAAGCAGCTGGAAACACAGTTTTATCTGGGTCTACCAATATTTTTTCTTTTACATCACTATATCCATATCCCTTTTTAAATATTTCTTTGTCATCTTTAACAACAACTATAGCTGCTCCTGGAATGGAATACTTCTCCATATTCTTCTTGAAAAACTTATCCATAAATTGTTGCAAAGCTTCGCTATTATCTACTACAACATGTTTTTTATTAAATTCCGTTGTATTATCTATTTGCTTGGCAAAACTATTACTACTTACTCCTAATGTTATAAAAATAATACTTAATAATATTGCTATAAATCTTTTTGCTTTCATCTTCATATATCTCACTCCTTAATTATTTTATAGTTAAATTCTATATGAAAATAAATTTTTAATTTTAACTTTTTTCTTACGAAAATTTAAAATTTATTTATAGAAAATATAAAACCGTCCACTTTTAGTGTACGATAATGAATAATTAAGAAACTATTAAACTAAATTAGCTGTTTATTAAATTATATTTATCCCTTGATAAATTTTAGTCATGCTTATATTATTAATTTATATTTTATAAAAAAGCTACAAATTTATGAGATGCACCCCAAAAGTTAGACCTAAAAATCTAACTTTTGGAGGTGTATTTTTCTATGGCTAAATATAGTTTTGAATTAAAGTTACAAATTGTAAAAGCATATCTTGAAGGGAAAGGTGGATATAATGGAATTGCTAAGATGTTCGGAATTCCTCACCAATCTATTGTAAGACGTTGGGTTAATGCTTATAAAACTTTAGGCGAAGATGGACTAAAAAGGAAAAACAACAAGTCTTCTTACTCTGTTGAATTCAAAATAAATGTACTGAATTATATGTTAAGAACGAAAAAATCTGTTCAAGAAACTGCCAATCATTATGGTTTAAATAATCCAGCTTTAATAACTAATTGGAAAATAAAATGGGAAAAATGTGGTATAATGTCTTTATCTAAAACGAAAGGACGTCTACCATTGAAGAAGAAATCTACAAAGCAAGAAAACAAATTAACCAAAGAACAAGAATTAGAACATGAAGTTGAGCTTTTAAAAGCGGAGCTTTCTTTTATAAAAAAGTTGCAAGCTTTGGGGATGGATATTCCAGAAAGGCTAAAAGCGAAATCCAATCAAGAGTAATTCACGAATTACGTTCAGATTTCAAACTTTCTGTTCTCCTTGAAGCTACTAAATTTCCTAAATCAACTTATATGTATTGGCAACAAAGATTTGACCGTCCCAATAAAGATAAATCTATAGAAGAAGCCATTAAATCTATATTTGAAGAAAGTAAAGAAGCTTATGGCTATCGCCGTGTTACTGCAATGGTTCGCAAACATGGATTTATTGTGAACCAAAAGAAAGTTCGCAGACTTATGAAGAAGTTAAACTTAAAATGCGTATCGTTTACTCGTAAATCACGTAAATATAATAGTTATAAAGGAAATGTTGGCACAGTAGCTCCAAATAGAATTAAACAAAGATTTAGTACCAAAATTCCATATCAAAAAATAACTACTGATACATCCGAGTTTAAAATATATACTACTAATACTAGTGGTAAAGTTGTGATTAAAAAAGCTTATTTTGATGTGTTTTTAGACATGTACAATGGTGAGGTTTTATCTTATAGGCTGTCTGAACGACCTAATGCACAAGCTATTAACGACGCCCTCCGAGAAGCTATTGAAATTACAAGAAGCTGCCCTTATCGCAGAACTTTCCATTCTGACCAAGGTTGGGCTTATCAGATGAAGCAGTATTCTAATACTCTTAAAGAAAATAGAATATTTCAAAGTATGTCCCGTAAGGGGACGTGTTTAGATAATTCTCCAATGGAGAACTTCTTTGGTTTATTAAAACAAGAAATGTATTATGGCAAAACTTATACAAGTTTTGAAGAATTGAATAATGCAATTAATAACTATATCTATTTCTATAACAATAAGAGAATTAAAGAAAAATTAGGCTGGTGTAGTCCTGCTGAATTTAGGTTGTTAAATGAACCTAAAGTAGCTTAAAATATACATAAAAATGGAGGGGGAATTCCCTCCAAAACAAAGTCTAACTTTTGGGGCGCAGTACATTTATTGCGGTTCTTTTTTATATTATGAAGGAGGTCAATATTTAGCCTTACAGAAAGCTATTATATTTAATATTCTTTACAATTAATTATAATTCCTTGTTTTTCACTACATTTTTTTGTATTTTATATAATTATTATAAAGTTATGGCATATTCAACCGATTATGAAATTAAAGAGTAAATTTAAATACTTATACATATTAGTTTTTTATTTACATCTTTATTATAATTTACATTAAGGAGATGACTTTATGAAAAAATTTACAAAACTATTTATTACAACAAATACTCTATTTTTATTTATCTTATCTTTCTTTTTATTTTTCAACAAATCAAATGTACAAGCGTATTCCACCCCAGTTATATCAAATATTGAAGTTGTTGGCTACTCATATGATGGCATATACCCTCGTTTTGAAGACACAACAAAACCAAGAAAAAGTTTTTATGATGCACCATACGATTCTTCTATCTCTAAAAGAGGGAGTGTTTACATCAATGTAAAACAAACAGGACATGGTGGAACTAGAAATCTAGTTGTAGACAATGATGATGGTAACTTTGTTGATGCAAAATACTCTGATATATCTAAAACTAACATAACTTATGGTGGTATTTTGAGAGGCTATGACGAAGTATTTAAGATTACAGATTTAAAACCAGGTTATCATAACATAAAAAGATTAGGATTTAATAGAACGACTTATGGTAAGCCTATGGTAAGCGATGTCATAAGAGTAAGAGTTTGTGAACATGCTACATTCCCTACAAAAAATGATGTACCTGTTAATAAGACATTTTCAATTGCTTTTAATCGTCCAGTTCAGATTGGTTCATCTACTAAAAATTTTGTAAAAGTTGTAGATTCTAGCAATAGAGAAGTTCCTATTAATGTAAGTGCAAGTTCTAATCCAAATATTTTAGAGATATCACCAGTTAATAATTATTTACCAAACTCTAATTATACTTTAAAGGTACTTCCAGGAATGAAAGCTACTGATGGTAAAGAATTATTTATGACAGTAACAATGAATTTTAATACTAAATAATCCTCGCTGATACTAGCATTAAATTATATATTTTTATTGATTAAAATTATTATATCTGGATATGATAAAAATAGCCAAAACTATACAATCTATATATAAAAATCTATACAAAAGAACCCTGTTTATAAGGGTTCTTTTGTATATTATGAAGGAGGTTTATAATTAACCTATTGGGAAGCCGTTATATTTAACATTCTACAAATGTTAAAAAACCCCTTTAAATAATAGAAAAGAGCCCCCACTATATACATGGGCTCCTTTTTATTCAAGAAGGACTTTGATAATGAATTAGAAAACTATTATATATATAATTCTACATATGCAAAAAAATTCCTTTTGTGATTTTGAATAAAATAAAAAAGAGGTACTCCCATGGAAAAGAATACCTTTAAAAATTTAATATCTTATATATTTCCCATAAACATATCCTCCATGTGGTGGATAGTATATATGCATCCAATCTCCTTCTTTTCTATATAATTGTACTTTTGCTCCATTAGGTAAAGCCCCTAATATTCTAGCACTTGTAGATTTCTTTTCTCTAACATTTACACCGCTTGGTGTACATATAGTACCTGTCTTACCATCTAAATTAACCCAACCGTTATTGCTAGAAGGTTGATTTGATGCAGGTGTTACATTTGAAGATGTACCTAAAACACCACTTACTATTGCTTTGGCAATTCCATTCATACCATATTTATTAAGTATAGCTACATCTCCAGAACTATCGATAAAGCATACTTCTATATAAATTGTTTTGGCTTTAGTTCTTTTAGTTAATGCTAAAGGTTGGTTTTTGATTCCTCTATTTCTAAATCCTAAATTATTTAATTCTTTTAATACTCTATCTGCCTCTACTAAATACTTGCCACTATAAGTATACACTTCTGATCCATATCCACCTACTGTAGTATTAAAATGTATGCAAATATTTAAATCTGCATTTACTGAATTACATAAAGCTACTTGTTTATTTAGACTTTCTTGTAATGTGGACGCATAGTCAATTCTACATATATTAGTTCTATGTCCTCTTCCTCTTAATTCTTTATCTATTTCTCCTACCAGTTGCCTTGTTAAAACTTCCTCTTTTAATCCATTTATTCCTCTAGTTCCTGCATCTCCACCACTTAATGTGTGTCCTGGATTTAAATTAAATAACATAAAACATTCCTCCTACAATTTAATATAAAAAAAGAACAGGTTTTTATTCCTGATCTTTGCTTTCCTTTACTGCCTGTCTAGCTGAACTCTGTCCAAAATAAAACCCTATTATTAAGGTAAATACAGAAAGGAACTCTGTGCTTGATAGGTTCCCTCTAGTACTTAAAATACAAAATACTATAGTAGTTAGTAAGGCTATAATCTTTTTTATCTGTAAGAATTGCTCTAAAAACTTCATAATATTATTTTCTTTCATGTGTTAATCCTCCTTTGATAATGAATCAATTCTATGATGTGCACTCTTTGTACTTTCTTCAGTTTTAATTAATCTTGTATTTATATACTCTATCTTTCTATCAGCAGCCTTTAGATCTAATCTTATATCATCTACCCCCTTTGAAATATAATCTAATTTTAAGTCAGTTATACCCTCATGTTTTCCATCTTCTTTATTATCCTTTTCTTTAAGTCTTTTATATCCTAAATAACTTAATGCAGCACCTAAAATAGTGTATAGTATTGATATTTCAATATTCATATGTCACCTCTTTTAATAAATTTTAGGGTAATAAAAAAAGACCTAAGTTTTCCATTAAATCTTATTCTAGTAATCCCATGTTATAGGCTAATTTAATTTCTTTTAGTTTTTCCTGGATCGCTTCTTTATTAATTTCCTCTAAAGCCTTATTTTCTATAAAATTATCAAATTCTTCTCTGTCTTTAGGACAATCTTTAAAAGCTAAGTATATTCCTAACTCATTAAAGCTTATAGTGGTTAACTTATTTTCTTTTCTTTCTCCTAAAAACACATCCACGTAACCAACTACTTGAAGTTCGTTTGAATCATATATATTACTTATTGACTTTTCTACATTGTAATAAAACATATATTAACTCCTTTCTAATTTATAATTATTAGTCTAGTCTTTTTAATTTTAAATTTTTAAACTTAAATGTTCCAGCACCTGTATTTTGACAGGTAATCACTAGTTTATTAATTTTATCCTGCGTTATAAATTCACCATTATAAGTACCAGAATTATCAAAAACTCTGGCAGAGCTTATATTAGTATTATTATATCTTTGAGTAATTGCTATATGAGCCAGATTATTAATGTCTTCTATTTCTACATCAATTTTGTACCTGTTGTTAGGCAATATTGGCAACACAATTGAACTCCCTTGATAATTTGCTGTGGCTACTAATGTTAATATTGTATCTTCTAAATTTGTACTTGCATTTGGATGTATATACCAATCGCCATCTTTAAAGTTTGAAACTATATTAGGATTTTTACTTTTTAGAATTATTTCGGCTTCTTCATCCGAAAATGCTTGAAGTAAGACTTGTACATCCTCTATAAAAGCATCTGCTTGTAAAACTCCTGTTTTCCATTGCCCTAGATATGATGAAAAGTTTCCGACTAAGTGAGTATTGTTGTCTAGTATACTATATTTTTTAACTACAGAATTATTTTGTAATATATACATATCCATACATTTTTTAGTTTGTTGTATTAACATGTTGTGATTTTGAAATTTTTTATTAGTAGTTATATCTGCGGTCACTCCTGTGCTTGTATTGTTTGAATATACCCTTCTAAACATAAATCTTTTACTTGAATTTAATTCTAAAGCGTAGAATGGTTTATCTTGACATAGTGTTAATACTTTTGTCCATTCTGGAACATTGAAGTTATCCCAACTAGGGCTAAATCCTTTAATTAAAATACTCCATTCTTCTCCTAGTTCCACTTCCATTGGTTGTATTTTATCTGGTTGTCTATTTAATTTTAAGCCAATATTTATACAGTCTAAATATAAAGCACTTAATATTGTTGAGCTTGCAGGGTAATTAGCTACAAGTAACATATAAGTTTTATTATTTTCAGTTATATAGCCTGTTGATGTTCCTACCATAGTGACCTCATTACTACTAGTTATAAGGGAGTTTGTGCTATTTTCTCCCCATTCTATATATTGGCTTACATCATGCCTATATAGATAATGCTTACTAAGATACCCCAATACTCCCCCATTTGACCCTTGGCTACGAACTACAGCACTTAATTGTATTGATTTAACATTCTGTTCAAGGATTGCATTACTTCCCCCATAAAAGCTATTACATAACCCGTTAAGGTCTAATTCTATAAGAAGCTGTATTTTCTCCCCTACTGTAGAAGTTGAAAAATCTAATGTTACATTATCTTGATTTTTTATTTTGTCATAACGTTCTTGAGATAATTCTATCCATTTACTATCTGTAGGCACTAATAAGTCTGAACTTGCTGCATAATAACATTTCATTGGACATTCTGTCATGCTTCCAGCAACCTTAGTAAAAAAATTAAAAATTAACTCTGTTGTATCTCCCCCAACATAAATTGCCATTAATTCACCTCTTTAAGTTTATTTTCTTCTATATAAGTTTCTAATTCTTTTATAGTTGCTAATAAGCCTTCGTCTAATACTATAAAAGAGTTTTTAACATTGTCTTGAATTATATCACCTGTATTAGGATCTAACTCTGAATAAGTGTATGCTATCCTTTTCCCTTCTGCCCTATTTATTACTGCTATCCCTGTTAATCTTTTAATTGTATTTCATTCCATTGAAAGTCCCTCCTTATTATTGTAATAAAATATCTTCCAATTTATCTGGAATTAATAGTCTACTTTCTAAATCAACTTCCTTACCTCTATCAATTTCTACATAATCATTAATTACTCTAGTTAATTCATCTTGATGTGGGCTATCAGCTCTTACATTTTCATAGCCTCTACGTTTAGCTTTTATTTCCCATGTAAATTCTGCTCCTGGTTCTCCTTTTAATATAAAGTAGGTTGGTGTTGTTTTAACCAATCTAAGTGGAGAACGTTGTCTAATTTCTTCATCTGTCATCATCTCTGGAACTATCTCTGTGTAAGTCACATGGTATGGAATATCAGTATTCATTATCTGTGTAACCATGTCTTCTATTTCTATATAAGCAATTCCATCTTCACCAACAAACCCACGACCTAAATCTCCAAAATAATACCCGAGTGTTTCATAAGCATTTATTAACTTTTCTCCATAATCTTTAGTTCCTTGTAAGCAATTTTTAGTTCCTTTTACCCAAAGATTACCAAATACATTAATGTTTTTGTTAAAATCAGCATTTTCCCAACTAACAAATCCTGCATTATTAACTGACTTTCTATAATCAAGTATTGAAGCATAATTTTCAGATTCATCAGTCCATTGTCTACCAAAATTAACTCTGTGATTGTCTTGTGAAAAACAAATTCTAACATCAGAGGCTCCGTTAGAACCTATAAAACCTATTTGTTTATTGTTATAAAAGTATTTAAAACTTCCCCAGGTTGCATCAACATGTTCCCATAACGTGATAGGTTCTTTAGTCTGTGTGGAACGTTTGTATTTATCGAATCTCATATATGTGGAATAGTGCTCACTGGATGGGTTGTAGTATGACATTCCCATAATGTAATCTGAATAGTGTGCCATATTAAAACCTAGTTGTTCTGGTTCGTCTACGAGATAACTTGTATATATTATTCCTGCTCGTTTATTTACTTGATTAAAGTCGTAGAAGTACATGTTCATATTTTCTAATTCAATAGCGGGATATTTATTATAATTATAGGTTTTAAGAGATCCTCCACCTAAGTCAATTCTTAGAGTTCCATCATAAGACTGTAGTATTCCAGCTCTTATAAGGTCTGCTGTAAATCCTTGTCCTGTTCCGAATGTTGTCCATTGCCATTCATCATTTGTCATTTCTCTAGCTATCTGAAAGCCACGAGTACCCAAACACATTGCTCCATAGGTACTAGAATTCGGGTCCTTGTCCTCGAATATTATAGCCCTTTCCACCTGTGTTTCTGCACTATCTGCCATGGCTTTTAAAGAAGCTTTAGTTGCGTCTATAGTCCCCCATATAGCTTCACCTTTAACTTTTCCATCTTCTGTTGTTATGGCATCTATTTTATTTAAAGAATTAGTTACATCTTTTTTAAAATTACCTAACTCAACTTTTTCATTAAGCCATTTAAAACCTCTTAGAGTTTTAGTTGTTTTTATAACTTTAGCTTTTATATCTAAATTTAATTTATTGTATCTTACTGTTACTATATCTCCAACTTCTACTTTTTCCAAAGATATATAATCTTTATATTCTTCTGTTTTAGAAAGTTCTATAAAATCCACTTTATAATTAACTTCTGGGATATCTACTTTTTCTACTTCATAAAGTTGCTTAACTTTTAATCTTAGTAATCTTATTACATCATCTTTAGTTATTCCAGTTTCTTTATTTACTTTTATATCTCCATAGTGCATATGTCGAATCTTAGGATGTGGGTACATATTTATATTAGGACTATCCATATATTTTTCTGGTAACATTATAACGGTGTCATTCTCATCAAGTCCTGTAGGCATAATACGAGTTATTACGTTATCTATATCCAAATCTTCCTCTATGCCTACTAAGTTCTTACCGCCTTGTATTAAAACTCCTCTGTCATTTCCTCTAGCATCCCATATGCCTATGTTAAAGTTATCCCTTACTATTTCTCCACCCCAAGTTTCCAGAATACCATCTTGACCCATTATAGCCTCTACAACATTTTTTCTTATAAAATATCTTGTTGCAGTAGGACCTAAATTCCCATTAAAGGTAAATCTAGTAGGGTATTGAGTTCTTTCTAATACCCATTGTAAAGCATCCATTCTATTTAAATTTGTAGGCCTTACATCTTCTAAGAAATTATCTAATAGATCATAAAAAATATGCCTACAATTAATAATAATCATAGACATATCTCTCTTTACATTATAAATTCTAAAAGCTTGATTATTAGCATAAACTATATAATCTTTCTGTAGGAAATAACTTTTAGGATGTAGATTTATATTCCCTTTAGTTCCTACTATTGTAGTTTTATTAGTGATCACATTAGTATTAGCTTGTATTATCCCTTTTACAACTTTAGGTCTTTCTATAGGATACTTAAAACTTAAAGTATAATTTCCATTTAACTCTTCTGTAATTTCGGAATCCATAGCATCAGTTAATATAGTTACTCCATTAGTTGTAAAATCTATGGTATTAGGTGCAAATAATTTAATCAAGTTATCACCTACCTATAGCAATATAACTTACATCAACAGGAATCATTGGAACAGCTTTATCCAAATTTCTTATATATATATTAAAATATGAATTATCAACAAATTGAACTGTGGGTACCATGTCTGTATATCCTATATAATAGGGTGTAGCTATAATTTGATATACTTCATTAGTAAAGCTTTGTGAAAATTTAACTTTTATATATCCTTTTTGCCAACCTTCATTACTAGAGTCATATTTTGCTCTCCTCCATTGAATAGTTATACCGTCTAATAATTTTATACTACCACTACTACTTTTATTTTGTACAATAGCACTCTTTAAAACATACTCATTTAATTGGGTTGCAACATTAGAAATATTATTTTCATTTTGCTCTATACCATTTTCAATATTATTCATCCTTTCAGCACTCAAGGGAGTAAAACCATCAATCCAATTTGTTTTTGTATATGTCATTATAATCACCTCCAATTAGGTTTTATTTTAATTCTTCGTATATCCCCCATCCAAGATATTTTATTTATTCCTACTTTAAATATAGGGAAATCACCTTTCATATAATTATTCATAAGTTGGCCATCCCTATAACAATCTATTATTTCAGAATCTATAGTTATATAATTTGATATATTAGTAAGATTAATTATATTATCATTAATGTTTAAATCTATAGAGCCATAGCCCCATATAGTTATAACTGGTGTGCTTTCTACAGTTCCAGGATTAAATATTTCTATAAAGTTATTCTGATTTATTATGGCTAGTTTATTAGGCTCTATTAAATTTCCCCCTGTATAGTTTAATGTATTTAAAGGATGTATTACTTTACTATTTCTAATTACATTGTTTTGGGTTATTTTTATTATGAGACTATCACTTAAGTCATGTCCAAAGGGTTGACAATCAAACTGAACTATACCACTATGAAATTTTTTTAATATTTGATCTAAGTTTATTTTACTAATTATTGTAGCTTTATAATATCTATCGGGCTCATTTGAAAATATAACTTCATCTTCACCACTTAACCAGGATTTAATGTCATCAAAATTATTATCAAAATAATCAAATTCAACTGATTTTACTTCGCCTTCATAATCATTATTTGTGATTGTAAGATATCCATTTCTACCTGGAACAGTTATTTTTTCTACTCTTTTTTCAGGAGTTGTTACGTCTGGAAGAGATATAATTTTAAGTCCTTTTTCGCTTGAATGGATACCCTTCCAAATAAATCCGTCTTTCATTATATTCCTCCTTTGGCTAAGCTGTTTTGCTTTCTATAAAACTCAAGTTCTTCCATCAATGATTGGATATCTTGACTTTTGGTATTATTAAAGTTTTCTATAGTAACATTTAGTCCATTATCATTATTATTTGTAACTGTTGAGCCTGATAGTGTTGAGTTCCTACTTGCTACTACTCCTGCGGTTGTAGTTGCTACTTCATGATCTACTGTCATTTGCATTCTATTAATTAATCCAGATAAATCATTATTTATAGAACTTTGTAAATTCTCAGATTCATCTGAAAAGCCCACACCAATACCTTGGGCTATATATTTTCCTACTTCATCCCTCATAACACGGGATGGGGAATGTATTTTAAATTTTTCTTTAATACCTGCTATAATTCCAGAAGCAAAATCACCTATAAGCCCCATAATCCAGTTTCCCATGCTTTTAATACCATTCCAAATGCCTTGTATTAAATTTCTGCCTATACTAGGAGCTGACGAAAATGCATTTTTTATAGCGTTTATAGCAGAACTACCTATATTTTTTGCTGTTCCAGCTATACTTCCAGCTAAGCTTCTAATTCCATTACCTAAATTAGTCATTAATCCACGGCCTATATTTAAACCACCTGTAAATACATTCTTAAGTACATTATTTATACCTTGCGCTATGCTTCTAGCAATATTACCTATATTAGGGCCCATGGATTTTATACCTTCTCCAACTTTAGTTAAAAGTTTTTTTCCAGCACTTGCCCAATTAAATAAAGTTAAAGCATTAAATATAGCCATTATAATCTGTGGTATATTAGCTATTAAAGTAGGTATACTTTGTATTAATCCTTTTATAAGCATCAATATTATTTTTACACCTGCTACAATTATGGTTGGAAGTTGTGCAAAAATCGCTCCACTAAATTCATTTATAATACGAGGTACTTCTTGTATTAATTGTGGTAAAGCTTGAACTAATCCTTGCACTAAAGCAATTAATATTTGTATCCCTACATTAATTATAGTTCCTATATTAGCTATAATCATGTCAGCGATACCTATAACAACATTTATAATTTGTGGTAAAAGTGTTGGTATTGCTTGTGCTATACCGGTTCCTAGCTGAATAATTAACTGTAATCCTACTTGTATTATTTGTGGAAGCACCGTTATAAAGCCAGTTACAAGACTTTGGACTATTTGTATTGCGGAAGATACTATTAATGGTAAGTTATTTTGTATACCTGTTATAAAACTTTGTATTACTTGTACTGCTAAATTAATCATTTGGGGCAATTGAGATGCTATATTAGTTATTATGGTGGCAAATACATTTCCTAATTCAGTTACTAAGCCCGTTAAGCCACCTTCTTTAAAAGCATTCGTAAGTTGTTGAACCATTTCATTCGCAGTTTTAACAACTTCTTTCATTGGATTATTAACACTTTCATATAATTCAATTCCTAAGCTTTCCAAAGCAGAGCTTAAAAGTGTAATTTGTCCCTTTAAGTTATCGTTCATTGTCTCAGCCATTTTTTGTGCTGCACCATCACAATTAGATAAACTTTCATAGAGTTTTTTATAATCTGCATCACTCGCATTAATAATGGCTAACATACCACTCATAGCTTCTTTACCAAAAATAGTAGCAGCTGCTTGAGTTTTTTGAGCATCTGTGAGTCCACTAAACTTTTGTCTCAGCTCATCATATAACGCCTTACCTTCTTTAACTTTTCCATTGGAATCAGTTAAAGATATTCCTAACCTGTCCATTTCCTCGGCCATTTGTTTACTAGGATGTGCTAGATTAGTTAAAGAAGCCCTAAGTGCTGTACCTGATTGACTGCTCTTTATACCTGCATTAGCCATTAATCCAAGAGCAAAAGCTGTATCTTTAGCACTGTGTCCTAAAGCACCAGCTACTGGAGCAACATATTTGAAAGATTCTCCAAGCATACTAACATTAGTATTAGAATTACTTGCAGCACTAGCTAATAGATCTGCAAATTGAGCGCTATCCTTAGCAGACATTCCAAACGCCGTTAAGGCATCCGTAACGATATCAGAAACTAACGCCAGATCTTCTCCACTAGCAGCAGCTAAGTTCATTATTCCATCAATACCGTTTAGCATGTCGCCAATTTTCCATCCAGCCATAGCCATATACTGCATAGCTTCTGCACTTTCTGTTGCAGAGAATTTCGTCTTAGCTCCCATTTCTTTAGCTTTTTCAGTTAACTTTTTAAGGTCTTCTCCAGTAGCTCCAGATATAGCTGAAACTTTGGACATACCTTCTTCAAAGTTAGAACCAACTTTAAGGGCATAAGCCCCTATTCCACTTAATACTGTTCCTGTAGCTGCAACTGCTCCTGTAAAAATTTTAACACTTTTACCAGCTATACTACTTAATTTACTTACTCCTTTTTCTGCCCCGCTACTATCAATTCTAGTATCTATAACAATACTACCATCTGCCATATATTTTCCACCTGCCTTTTTACATAAAATAAAAAAAGACAGGCTCTGGCTCACTACTTTTTATGGTATGGCTCTAGGCTCTGTTCTTTGCTCAATCTCTAATTTAATTATTTTCTTGCATCTAATACATTTTATTTCACCCTTAACATAATCAACCTTAAGTAAAAGTTGATTGCAATTAGGGCATCTTATTTCTTCAATATTAATCACCTCATTAAAAAAAGCACCTACTAATGTAAGTGCAGTTTACTTTATATATTATTTTTGTAACTTAGGTTCTCTTTGTACACCTTTAGAAATAGCATCAAAAACGTACCAATCTTTTTGACTATTTGTTTTACTCAATGGAGCTATTCCAATACTTATATCATAGGTATCATACAGGCCACCTAAATAATCTTTTGATCCGCTCTTTATAGAGCTATCTTGAAGTTGCGCGTTCGCGTTAAATCTTCTTAACATTGTATCTGCAAAATCAAGTGCTACTTTATCATTCGTAGCATCAGCTAAAGCAGCAGTAAATGTTATTTTTTTGTCTTCTACTTTTATATAAACATCCTTAACATAACTAAAATTATCTTTATTAGTCAATTCCTTCTTAGTATCTTCTATACATTTTGCCCAATCAACATTAAATTTCTTAACATCTTTTTTTGTTTCTACAGCTACCTTAGTATTATCTTTTTTATTTGCATCTTCAGCTCCTTTTTTAACTCCTTCAGTAAATCCGCATCCTACAAGACTTAAACTTATAATTGTGCATAAAAAAATAATTACTAAATTCTTTTTCATATTTAAAAATCCCCCTTATGTAATATGTAATATGTAACACAATTATACAATACATAAGGAATATATTACAATACTTTACCAATATCGCTACCATTGAGTAAAGTATTTTTTATTTCTTCCTTAACAAAATCAGCTTTCAATAATAACTGATTACACTTAGGACATCTTATTTCCTTAATATTAATCACCTCATTTGGGTCATAAAAAAAGCACCCACGAATGTAAATGCCTTTATTTTTTATAAATATATTATTTAATTATTCTAATTAATTTTGAGAAGTTGCTATTTTAAGCATTGATAATATTCTTTGAGCAATATCACATGAGGCTCTATAAATAAATGAGTCAATCTTGGTGGACGTTGTTATTATGTTTATATATATATTAGGGTTACTCATATCATTTACTACAATCTTTATTTTCATACCACTTACGCTTGATATACTCTTCTTTTTACCAGTAGTTCCACCCACGATTGCACCTACGCCTCCAAATAAAACTCCTCCAGCAGCAGTTCTTCCCAATCCGCCTTTGGTCTCAACTGTTTTCCCATTTTCAATTAGCTCAAAATCTAAAATATCGGAATAATTAACTATTCTGGGATTAAATTTAGGAGATATTAGTATCTGTTTTATATTATCATTAAATTTTATATAACCTTTAACTTCACTAGTTGAAACAAACTCTTCAACTTCTTTGGGATGTCCACCTTCAATTGAAGATTTTTTAAAGTGTCTAGAAACTACAAACGTTGATATACCAAATATTAATATAATTATGCCAACTGGTGGAAAAGCTATAGTAAAGAATATACCTAATACTATAAAAATTATTCCTACTACTAAATATACTTTAGAATATAATTTATATTGTTTTTTAGAATATATTGTTCCTGCCTTCATAGCATAACCTCCCCTATGTACTATATAACATAATTATATAGTATAAGAGGAATATATTACAATACTTTGCTAACATCTCCACCATTTAGTAATATGTTATTTATTTCTTCTAACTTATCTTTTTCGTCTTTGGCAATTGGTATCTTATAAAGTTACTGCATTTTCCTATAATAATTTTTCTCTTCTTTATCTTTTATTTTGGATAAATCCATACTTCTATATCCCATTATTTTAACTATCTCATTATCTTCTTTAAGAGCCTTAAACATTGCTTTAAACTTCCACCAATGTAAATACTCTATATCTTGTAAATCTACTCCATACTGGTCTAAAAATGCACTATAAATATAGTCATCATCATATTCAAAATTATATATTTGTGTACTTTTTCCCTTTCCAGCACCTTTAGATGGTATTATATCTTTTCCACCCCTATAGAACCATAACACTTTATCTACAGCTAAATTAATATTAGGTGGGATAACAGGATAATAAAGTTGTAAGGCTTGTATGATCTTATCTTCCTCACTAATAGAGTTATCTTGCATTAAAAGTTCAAAGAGTATGGACACTCTAAAGTTAGAGTTAATCTCATACTCCTCGCCTTCTATTTCAACCGTAGTTGGGACTAAATCTATTAGCATATTCATTATTTTTTCTTTCTTCTCTGTGCTCTATTAGCTGAATATTTATTAGCTATTTTTTCAATTTCTTCATTCGATGCATTCACTTGAGTTACAAGTTCGTCGAAGGCTTTTAAACAAGTTAATAGATTAACTTTATTACCAAAAACCTTTTTATCTGTACCTTCACCAAATAGGTTATTAAAAATCTTAAATATAGCATTACATTGAATTCTAATGCTTTCAGCTATTGTCATGCCTTATACTTTTTCAGCTATACCCTCGATACCCTTAATTGCCTTTTCGTAGTTTTCAGCTACTTCAAGATCTAATATATCTAAGTCTTGTAATTCCACTCCATTAATTTTCATTATTTATCCTCCTCAACTGTAGTTGTCCCTTCTATTTTAGGTGCAAAACCTTCAATAAATTCTTTAGTACTTGGGTCAAACGTACCTAATATTGGATCACTTATACCTAAGAAACTACCTTCAATTCCTAATTCTCCATCATTATCTGGAAAAGAATCAATTGATATTGCTACTTTAAATTTTCTAGCTCTAAAACCAGTAGTAGCTGAAGGCTTATCCAAATCTACTATTAAGTAATCTGTTTCAGTATCACTGCCTGTCAATTGCATTTCCCCAATATTTCTAATATGTTCTATGGCCTTTTCACTTGCAATCTGATCCGCTGTAAATTCAGTATCCCACTCATATCCGGTAATACTTTGACTTGCACTAGATTGATTTATATATCTTTTAGAAGTTGTTTGGGCTGAAGGACTTTCATTAAGCTCTGTAAAGCCTGTTCCTAGTAACTCGAAGGCATCCGCTACTTCTAAATAATTTGCTTGTATTTTACGTTTACGCACGCTCATTTAATTCATTCCTTTCTTAAAATATTTTAATTTTAACTGTATCTGAAATTGTGCCGTATCCTCTGTAACGGCAAAAGCATAGCCAGTGCTAGTAACTTTAATTTCTAATGGTTCTAAGTTGTTTTCTAACACTGGCAATATATTATTGTTACTATTTTGTTCTATCCATTCTGCAAATTTTTCATAGAATCCCGAGTTGTCAATGTTTTGCAATACATCTGCCCCGTAAGGTTCCCTAGATGTAAATATAAAAGAATATTGGCGTATACTATCTCCATTAACATACTTTTTTACTATAGGCTCTATTGGAATTTCTTCTATAGAATAGGTATCTATATTGGGTTCTAAATAATTTACATTAACTTTTATAGCATTATTAAAGGTGTCTAAATGAGGACATTCTCTTATATAATTTCTTAAACTATCTATTATCATCTTGTCCTACCTCCTACAAAATCCGCTATAGTTTGTACTATCCTATCTCCCTTATCACTCCACATTCTTCTATCCCAAAACTTTCCCCTTAAAGCTCCTCTATTTCCACCTTTATTGGTGTAATATTGCTTAGCAGCATAAGGAGCATTGTAAATTATCTTATTTGTTTTTAATTCAACACTCATGTCTTTTAATCTACCAGTAAGAAATGGCACATAGTTATTAAACTGTTTGGCTACTTCTTTAGTAAGCTTAATTTGTGCTTGACCATTTTTATTTAGATATCTTTTTAAAAGTATTTTTTTAGTATCATCAATCTGTATTTTAACTGTAGTGCCCATTATACCCCCTCCACTTCCCAGTGTGTTGGTAACTCATTAGCAGACTTAATATCTATTACATCATCAAATTCATTTTCTAGATCTGACAGCCTATAAGGTTTAATTCCTGTTACTTCAAAATTAACCTCACCTTTTACAATTTTATCTCCTGGAATAAAAGTAAAATAATTTGATCTTTCTGAATCTAATAGTTTTAAAAATCTCTTAGGACTAATATAATTATCTAATTTATCTATAAATATAAGTGTACTATCTGCAAGTAATAACCCTTTATCTGAAACAGTGCCATTCCTTTTACTTTGCCAATTAACACCCTTAATAACTGTTCTTTGGTATTTATCAGTATCACTAGTAAAATCATAGTATCTATTGTAAATAGTTATATTTGCATTTTTAAATAAAACTCCCATGCTACCACATCCTTATGTATGGTGTAGGCAATAAGGCCTTAACATCTTCCGTTATAGTCCAAGGATTACTATCAAAACTAACTGATTGATTACCTTCACTCATTGAATTAACTCCTGGAGTTTTTATCCTCTCTAACTTTGCAGCATTTTGAATTAATTGATCTACTGCCAACTCATAATTTCCTAATATATATTCAGCCTCTAAATCTTTATTAAGGTAATTTTTAATAACTAAAATGGCTTTTTTCTGTTCAGTAGTCATTTATATCACCTATTTCTTTTTACTTCTTTTCTTAGACTTTTTTTCTTCATTACCTTCTGTAACTTCTTCAATTGGTTTAAATTCTTGATTTTTATATATCACATGAAAGGCTCTTTCTGTAGCCATAATGATTCTTTCACCATTGCTA